CCAACTATTAAATCAAAATTTCTGTAGTAATGCTGCTGGCGTATACACAGGATATACTTTACCATTTTCATCTTCATTAGATCCACAAGTAATGACTAATCTTGAAGCTAAGGTTAGTAATGGTAATTATTATCTAAGAGCTTCTAATAACTCAACATTTACAGGTGAATATGGATTTGGTGGTGGTATGATTTATCCTGCAGGATTAGAACTTTCATCTGCAAATGAAAACCTTAAAAAAGGATTTACTATTTTGAGAAACGCTGGAGCAATCACTTCAGGCACAGGAAATTAAATTTAAACTTGGCAAATTTTAAAAATAACATATATTTATAACTAAATACGTATTAAAACATGGGATATTTAAATAATTCGGTAGTAACAGTAGATGCTATCCTAACTACTAAAGGTAGAGAATTATTAGCTAAAAACGATGGTACATTCCGTATCACGCAGTTCTCTTTAGCTGATGATGAAATTGATTATACTTTATATAATCCAAACCACCCTTCAGGTTCAGCTTACTATGGTCAGGCAATTGAAAACATGCCTTTATTAGAAGCATTTCCAGAAGAAACTCAAATTATGAAATACTTGCTTACTACATTACCACGTGGTACAGCGAAAATGCCAATTCTTAGTATACCAGCTTCTATTGTAATTAAACAAGGTGCTTCACAAGCAATTACTCCACAAACACTAAATTATTTAGGTGGAAACCAAGCAGAAGCAGGTGGATATACAGCTACTATTTCTGACGTTCGTTTAATGTCAACATTTGAAGGTGTAGGTATTACAAATGCAGCTACAACAGCTTTAAATACTACTTCAACAACTACATTAGGTACAAACGTATCTGCAACAGTAGTTGGAACTACAATTAACATCACAGCTACCACAGTTAACACGTTATTCGGAAACAATACATCATTATATGCTACATTAACAATTGTAGGAAGAGATAGTGGAGCAAGAGCCCAAATCCCAGTAACAGTAACTAGAGTATCAGCTATAAACTCTTAATAAGTATAAATTATGTCATTTAATAGATTAGAAGCAGGAGATTTTGTAGTATCAGCTGATAGTATTACAGCAGGATTATGGACTGATAGTGAAATTCCTACTATTTCCACCTTTTTTACATCATCAACCCAAGCTGCTGGAGCATCAGGAAATTATTATTTAAATGTATTTTCTAATGCCGCAACTTCATCTTTAGAATTTGCAGTTACTTATGGCAACCAATTAGGCAGTGGTAGTGAATTATATAATGCTGCTGTAGATGGTAAATCATATTCATCAACAATTTATGGTCAATATAGATCATTAGTATTAGGTGATGAAAACGCTCAGTTTGTTTTTGGTGGGGTAACTTCATCAGATTTTTGGGTTATCTCAATAGATAGAAATCGTTATAAAGAGTCATTACTTCCTGGCTCAACTACTTTATTTATCTCAAGTTCTTTAGGTGGTATAATGTCTTTAACTGATAATAGTAATGCTGTTACTTCTGTCCAGTTCAATGATGCTGGTAGAGTATTCCAATTAATATCAGGTTCAGCTGGAACAGTATTTACAGGAAGGAATAACCAAGGATATTCAGACGCCTCAGGTTCATATGGTTGGTTCCTCCCTGATATTGCTACTTATATCTTAAACCCAAGAGCCTTAGGTTCACTTCCTGCTGGTGGAGGTATTAGCTTAAACCCAACTACAGGTTCAAATTCTAATGGTCAAAACCCAAGACAAATTTATGAAGCAATCAAAGGTGGAGCTTCATTTACAGCTAATTCATCAGAAACAATTACCTCAGATTACATTTTTGTAAGACCTAGAAGTTCACAATATAACTATTCTGAAAACCCATCATTTATTTCGGGTTCAACTGGTGAAGTTTTATTCCCATCATTCATCAATAATCCTACTACTTATATTACAACTGTAGGATTATATAACGATACTAATGAACTATTAGCTGTAGCTAAATTATCAAGACCATTGCAAAAAGACTTTACTAAAGAAGCATTAATTCGCGTTAAGCTAGATTTCTAAAATGAATGAGCGCTTACAAACAATTTCTATCTCAAGATATTATAGTTTCACCCTTTGAGGTGAACAAGAGTTTTACCTTTCCGGTAAGCGAATTTTCTAACTTTGATGTACAAATCGATAGATTTGAAGGTATCAATAGTAATTTCTTAACTAATCAAGATACTACTGGTACTTTATCTACTCAATATCAAGTATTGATTTATAATTCAATCAAAGAATTATATTATTCTAATTTTACTTCTGCTTCTTACGGTTCTCCACTCCAAACCCAAAGCTTATTCCCAGGTGAAAATACAGCAGGAGATGTATATGTAGGTAATCCGGATGCTGTAGGTAGATATGAAAATTATTTACAAAGTAGTAATGATGTAATTAGATATTTTCCTACAAGTTCAGATGATGTAATTGGAGTTTTATCTATTCCTTCTCGTTTATGGGGTGATTATATTCAACCAAATTCATTTGTATTCACAGCTGTAGATTCTGATAATATTACTCACATCATTACTGACGATGGCAATGGTAATTTATATGCTAATGGAACTTATGCCGGTAATATAATTTATTCCCATGGTATAGCTACTTTTACATATTTAACTGATAATCAACCTCCTTCTCCTGAAGGATATGGAACTTCATCTTATGGATCTAGTGTTTATGGAGGTGGATTAAGTTTAGCTGATTTTTTATCATTAAATGCAACTTGTTCATTTTCAAGTTCATTAACAATTTATGAAACTCAGTATAAAGCTACTATTAAAGAAAATGAATTTAACTTTTCTCAAAACCCTAGTATAATATCATCTTCATTAGACGGTACTATATACAATTTTGCAACTAGTTCTTATTTTGCTCCTTATGTTACAACCGTAGGTTTATATGATGATGCCCAAAATTTATTAGCTGTAGGAAAATTATCACAACCACTTCCTACCTCAAGAACAACAGATACTACTATATTTATAAACATAGATAGATAAATATATCATGGCGAAAGGAACCAATAGATTACAAGATATTTTTAGTGCGGGTAGTGACCAAATAGATCAAGGTTATACTATTAACGCATGGCATGTTTCCCAATCTGTAGAAGCCTTTACAGGCGAAGCTAGCTATGATATTGAAATTAGTGGTAGTTTAACTATAAGTGGATCTATCTATAATGAAAATATTCAAGATGCTCCTGATCCTGCTACAGGATATAATATAATAGTTCGTAGTAATTCTACAGGAGAATTAAGAGCATGGGGAGCAGCTACATCATTTACATCAGGTACGTCTGGAACTTCAGGATCATCAGGTTCATCGGGTTCTTCAGGTACTTCTGGTTCTTCAGGTACTTCTGGTTCTTCAGGTTCAAGTGGCTCATCAGGTAGTTCTGGTTCAAGTGGTTCATCAGGTACTTCAGGTATTAATGGTACTTCAGGTACTTCTGGTTCAAGTGGTTCAAGTGGTTCAAGTGGTTCATCCGGATCATCAGGTACATCAGGTCTTTCAGGTATAAATGGTACTTCAGGTTCATCAGGAACTAGTGGTTCTTCAGGTTCATCTGGTACTTCTGGTTCAAGTGGCTCATCAGGTTCTTCTGGTTCAAGCGGTTCAAGTGGTTCAAGCGGTTCATCAGGCTCATCAGGCACTTCAGGTTTAAGTGGTATTAACGGTACTTCAGGAACTTCAGGTGCTACAGGTGGTCCAGGCCCACAAGGCTCTCCAGGAACTTCTGGTACATCAGGTACATCAGGCCTTTCAGGTATTAATGGTACTTCAGGCACTTCAGGTGCTGCAGGTGGTCCAGGCCCACAAGGCTCTCCAGGAACTTCTGGTACATCAGGTACCTCAGGCCTTTCAGGTATTAATGGTACTTCAGGCACTTCAGGATCTTCGGGTTCATCTGGTTCATCTGGTACTTCTGGTTCATCTGGTTCATCTGGTTCGAGTGGAACATCAGGAAGTTCAGGTTCATCAGGCTCATCAGGTACTTCAGGTTTATCAGGCATTAATGGAACCTCAGGTACTTCAGGCTCATCAGGTTCATCAGGTTCATCAGGCTCATCAGGTTCATCAGGCTCATCAGGTTCATCAGGCTCGAGTGGAACATCAGGTAGTTCAGGTTCATCCGGTACTTCAGGTCTTTCAGGTATAAATGGTACTTCAGGAACTTCAGGTGCAACAGGAGGGCCAGGTCCACAAGGTCCCCCAGGGACTTCTGGTACTTCTGGTACTTCAGGTCTTTCAGGTATAAATGGTACTTCAGGAACTTCAGGTGTATCTTTCTTTGGTACAACTTCTGGTACTTCTGGTACTTCAGGTCTTTCAGGTATTAATGGCACTTCAGGTACTTCAGGTTCATCTGGTTCAAGTGGTACATCATTTTCAGGAAACGTTATTTTAAGTGAAGGTGATAATATCCCTGCTGATAGTGAATCTGGTGATATAAACAATTACAACTTAGGGTCTGAATCTTTATTTAAGCTTACTGGAGATGGAGGTATTGATATAAACGGATTTGCAAATGGTGCTTCAGGACGTCTTATTGTTATAGCTAATACTACAAGTGCTAACGTAACATTCTCCCAAGAAGATACAGCATCCTCAGCTTCAAACCGATTTGTATTAGGAGTAGCTAATAAAACTATTGGTATAAACCAAACAGCAACTTTTGTATATCTTACAGGACTAACAATTGGAGCTGCTACTAACCAGTCTAGATGGGTATTAACATCTACAACATAATAACCAAACACTAAAATATGTGGTATTATAAAGGCGAAGAAATAACTTCGATTGAGGATTTACCTCCTCAAACCTTTGGTTTTGTTTATAGAGTTATTCATAAACCTTCAGGAAAAATTTATATAGGAAAAAAAGTCCTACAATTTACTCGTAAAGCTAAATTAACTAAAAAAGATTTGGCTATTTACGAAGGTGAAAAAGGACGTAGACCAACCTACAAACAAGTCATTTCAGAATCGGATTGGAAAACCTACTATGGTTCCCATAAAGAAATTATGGCGCTAATTAAAGAAGGTAAACAATCAGATTTTAGACGTGAAATTTTAACGTGTGTTCCAAATAAAAAGTTATTAACTTACGAGGAAACAAAAGCATTATTCATTTATGAGGTATTACAAAAACCAAATGAATATTTTAACGACAACATTTTAGGCAAGTTCTTTAGAAAAGACTTTGAGTTGTAAGATTAGTTTCGTACATTTACCAATATGGTAAACCATCTATTAGTTAATATTGTAAATTCGGTTTTGGGGGTAGGGAAACCTACTGCTCGTGGTAATCAAGCATACCACTGCCCATTTTGCCATCATACTAAACCAAAACTCGAAATTAATTTTGATGACGCTGTCAAGGGTAATCCTTGGCACTGTTGGGTTTGTGGTAAAAAAGGAACTAATTTAGCCATTTTATTCAAGCAAGCTAAAGCCCCAGAAGACAAGATTACTGAGATTAGAAAACATATCTCAAACGACAATTATACAGATCGTGTTCAAAAAATTGAAGCGATTGATTTACCTAAGGAATTCAAATCGCTACTTGAACTTACAAAATCCGATATCAAAGGTAGACAAGCACTATCTTACCTAAAGCGTAGAGGTGTAACTAAATCGGATATACTGCGCTACAATATTGGTTATTGCGATGGCGGTGTTTACGATTATATGATTGTTATACCGTCGTATTCCCACGAAGGAACGCTAAATTATTTCGTTGCTCGTAATTTTAACCCACACTCCCCAGTAAAATATAAAAACCCACCAATGAGTAAGGATATGGTGCCATTTGAATTGTTTATCAATTGGTCTTCTCCTTTAGTATTGTGTGAGGGTATGTTTGATGCTTTAGCTATCAAACGAAATGCTATTCCACTTTTAGGAAAGCATATTCAAAGAGAATTAATGAAGAAAATTGTTACTTCACAAGTAGAAAAAATATATATAGCTTTAGATAAGGACGCTCAAAAAGATGCCGTTAAGTTTTGTGAACAGTTAATGAATGAAGGTAAAGAAGTATATTTAGTTGATTTAGAAGAAAAAGACCCAAGTGAAATGGGATTCAAAGCTATTACTACCTTAATTCAAAATACACATCCATTATCTCAATACGATTTAATGGCTAAAAAATTACAATTAGTATGAGTAAGAGAAATATTAAACATTCTTACAACCGTATCTTAGAGATCTCGGAGGATGCAAAGCAAATTACTATGCCAGATTCACGTTATTACAGACGTAATGGTAAATACTATCCTTCAATCACATATGTTTTACAATACTATCCAAAAGGTAAATTCTTTGAAGACTGGCTTAAAAAAGTAGGTTATTCATCTGAACACATTGTTAAAAAAGCAGGTGAAGAAGGTACTCAAGTACATGAAATGATTGAAGACTATCTTAACGGTAAAGAATTAAACTTTTTAAACTCGCTCGGAAACCCATCATACAACCCAGATGTATGGCAAATGTTCCTTCGTTTCGTTGATTTTTGGGAGACTTATGATCCTAAATTGATCGAAACGGAGGTCCACTTGTTCTCCGACCAACTTAAGGTAGCTGGTACTTGTGATATGGTTTGCGAGATCGAGGGTGAATTGTGGGTTATTGACTTTAAAACGTCAAATAATTTACAAACTACATACGATTTACAAACAGCTATCTATGCTAAGTGCTATGAAGAATGCTACGGCAAATCGGTTGACCGCACTGGAGTTTTATGGCTCAAATCATCTAAGCGTGGTCCGAAAGACGGATCTATGCAAGGTAAGGGATGGGAAATCTATGAATCTAAACGCTCTCAGGAGGAAAATTTAGATATATTCAAAACAGTTAAAAAACTTTTTGATTTAGAAAACCCAACTCACAAACCAATTTTTACGGAATTTAGAACATCAGTTAAAAGAAAGCTTTAATATTTATTATAAACGCGCGTTTATGATTTCACTTATGGAACTTTTAAAAGAAGCACAAGGTGCTCCTAAAGCTATTATTTTAGCTGGTGCCCCAGGCGCTGGTAAATCATCTATTGTAGGTGACATTATCAGTGGACTCAAAGTATTAAACATTGATGATGACTTTATTACTAATCTAAAAGCATCAGGTGTATCATTAGATCTAAAAAAAGCAGACTCTGAAGGTAGAAGTAAAGCTGCCAAAGCAATGCAAGCTGCTCAAAAATCATATCAACAAAAATTAGATCAAGAAATTCAAAATAGAGAAGATATCGTAATCGATGGTACTGCTGCTTCATATAATAAAACAAAACAACTAAAAGAAAAATTAGAAGCTGCTGGGTATGAAGTGTTTATGGTTTACGTTTATGCTTCATTAGAAAAATCATTACGTAAAAACGAAGATAGATTTGACCGCTCAGGAGGTGAAGATAGAAGCTTAATGCCTTCTATTGTAATGCAAACATGGGCTAACGTAACTAAAAATTTTATTCCATATTTAGATTTATTTGGTAATAATTTTGTTGCTACTACTAAAGATCAAAAATTAGCAGACGCTAGAGACTTAGAGGATATTATTGATCAATATATTAAACCTTATATTCCTACTGATACTAAAGAAAAATCAGAAAAAGAACAAGCACGCTCTATTGCTCAAAGAGAAAAACTTGAAGATGAAGTTCGTGATTTAATGTCAAAAGAAAACGTTACTAAAGCAGTTCAACAAGTAGTAAGCGCTGAAGAAGCACAACAAAAATTAAAGTCATTCTTAGCATCGTGAATCAATTAGTTAAAGAACTTATCCACCCTTTATTAGAAGATGATAGAAGAGTCACTGCTGTATATGGTGGTGGTTTTAAACCTCCTATTAAAGGACACTTTAACTTAGTAAAAAAAGCATTAAAAGAATTTCCTGAAATTGATGAATTTATTATCTATGTAGGTGGTGGTGTTCGAGATGGTATTACCCAAGAAGCATCTTTAGCTATTTGGGATATTTACACAGAAGTATTAGGTCCTAAAGTTAAAATTGTCCCTTCATCTCAACCTATTCGCGATGTATTAAGATATGCTAAAGATCACCCAACAGAAGAAGTTTATTTTGTAATTGGGTATCGTGAAGGTAGACAAGATGATTTACAAGACGTTGCTGCTAGAACTAAAGGAGTAGAAGATAAATACCCTAACCTAGAAGTTAAAGTAATTTCCACTTCAGACCCTGAAGTTAGTGGAACTAACGCTCGTAAAGCAGCATCAAAGGGAGATAAAGAAGCATTCTTTACATTCCTCCCAGATGAAGTACCACCAGGTGAAAAAGAAGAAATTTACAACATTGTAGATAAATCTATTCTCAAAGAACATATGGCTCATACTAACACAGTAGACCTTATTGAAAAATGTGGACAATTAACTAAACACATGATTAATAAAGGTTACAAAATTGAACCATTACCTGGCCTTAAAGTTATAGATAGTGACGTAGACAATTCACAAGATTTCTTCGGTAAAACCGCATACTACGATCCTAACGAGCAACTCATTGTCCTATATACTCAAGGGCGTCATCCCAAAGATATTGTGCGTTCTTACGCACATGAAATGATACATCACATCCAAAATCTAGAAGATAGATTAGGTAATATTACTACTACAAATACTACTGAAGACGACTACTTAGATGGTATTGAAAGAGAAGCATACGAGGAAGGTAATATCGCTTTTAGAAATTGGACTGATAGTTTACAAGAAAAAAAAGTAAAAGACCCATTCGGTCTAAATGCTTTTGCTTATGAATTAGCTCGTTTAGATGAAGAACCTTTAAATGAAGGTCGCTACGATAAATTTACAAACCAACTGTCACGTTTAGCCTTTGGGGTAATAAAAGATGGATATGATGTAAATAGAAAAGTAGTAGATGAAACATTTACAATAGGCCCTGAAGATGAAGACTCAGATATTATATCTGATGATTTTGAATTTGATTTTAATATTCAGGCTACATATACAGAAGACACCTATACAGTAGATGGAGGTGCAAATGCTGGATTTGATGATGAGGGAGATGAAATCCAACCACTTCTTTCAGTTCGCTTTAAAATTCCAAAAGATATAGACTGGCAAACAGTTTCATTCGATTTAAAAGACGTTATTAGACACGAACTTGAACATTTAACTCAAGATGGTGCTAATGTACGCAGTGGAAAGCAATTATCTGATGATTCTATGCTTCGTAAGATGATCAAAATGGATCTACTTCCTAAAAAAGAATACTTTAAATTAGAAAAAGAAGTAGATGCAATGCTTCAAGGTTTATATTACAAAGCTAAAAAATCAAGACGTCCATTTAAAGACGTAATAGCAGCTTATTTAGCCACTCAACCTATTAGTGCCGAAGATAAAGAAGAAATACTTAATCTTTGGAGAAAACGAAATAAAGCATTAGCTTTACCCTTATTTGAAGAAACTGAAGAAAAAAAACTATTGAAAAAGCCCGTTATATTTTGTGACATGGATGGTGTGTTAGTTAATTTTGATCAAGGATATCAAGACTTAACTGGTGTATCTACTCATCATGTCAATGCTCAAGACAAAAAAGATTTTTGGAAATTATTTAGACAAAGTCTAAAAGATAAAAACATGAGCGAAGAATCATTCTGGGCTAACCTAGATTGGCAACCAGGTGGAAAAGAATTATGGGATTTTATTTCCCCATATAACCCATATGTACTAACAGCCCCAGCAGTAAACTTTGACTTCCCAGAAGAATTACGTTATGATAAAGACGTAAATGAATCAATTTTAGGTAAATTAGATTGGGTTAAGCGTTTACCTAATATGAAAAAAATATATTTTGCAGCTGCTAAAAACAAAGCTAAATTTTCTCATCAAAACTATATTTTGATTGATGATAGAAAAGATACAATTGATGCTTGGAATGCTAAAGGTGGTATAGGTATACTACACACTAGTGCAGCTTCAACTATTACACAATTAAAAGAATTAGGTTTATGAAAGATAACGTTTTAAAAAAACAATTTGTTGAAAAAGACGTCCAACGTTTAAGAAATATTATAACAGGTAAACACGGAAATAAAACAGTTCAAAGTATAGGTTATACTAAAGCAACTGAATTTCATAAAGAAGGTGATGTTTGGACTGAGTTAGGTCGTGAATGGACTATTAAAGATGGTATTAAGCAAAATATTACTAAATTAGATAAAGCTAAAGAATTAGCTATGCCTATGTTTTGCCCTTCTTGTAAAAAAGTAATGAAAAGTAATAACGATAAACTATTCTGGAATAACTACAGACGTTGTTTTAACTGTCATGTTGATTTTGAACATGAACTTAGAATGAATGGTCTTTGGGATGAATGGAAAAAATCTATGGTTAACAATGCAGTAGATGATTTTATTACTAATTACAAAGCTTGGGCTGAAGATATGCTTACAGCTTCTAATCAAGGTTTTGTTTCTGAAGCAGGTGAAGTTCAAAATTGGAAAGGTGGAGTAAATAAAGAATTAGCTCATAAGGGTATTCAAGATACTATCGAATATCTTGAGTCCTTAAAACAACAATAAATTCTCTAATATTTATATATATGAAATTTAACTTAGGAGAATATAGAAGAATGTATGGTAGACCCAAGTATGTTAAAGACACATACCAAGTTCAAGTAGATCCTCCACAAGTAGAAAAACAAAAAGAAGAAAAACCACAAATTGAAGTAAAAATGAGTGGTGAACCTTCTTTAAAACCCGTTATCGAAGAAATTGTAAACGAAACTAAAAAAAATACTGATGGACAAATTCGACACGAGCAAGTGGATGAAGAACAATCTATTGAACAGGCACCTAAGCGAAAGCCTCGCCAACGAGCTAGGAAAAGTAATTCCTGAGGATACTTCATACTCTGATTTCGCAAAAGCTGTAGCTAAAATCTTAAGAGAAGATTACGGCACCCACAATTATAATAACTTTATGGAAGTTCTTCATGCTGAATTAGGTATGGAAGAATCTATAAATGAAGTTAAAGATGATTACTACCCAGACTCACCCGAAGCTCTTTCATCTGCTACAGCTAAAGCAAGAGAAATCTTAGATAAACATAAAGCAAGCATTAAAACTATTGCTGACAAATATGAGGGTCAAGCTAATAAATCAAGTGAAATGCAAAAAGAGCTTAATGCTTTAGTTGACGCTGATTTAGAAGGTTTACCATTTAAACAATATGTTTCTGATAAAGTTAAAGGTACTTTAGGTAAAGCATTATTCCGTTACTATGCTTCAAAAAATCCCGAATTAGCTAAAATGATGAAATAATGGAAGATTTACAAAAAATTAAAGAATTCTTTTTAAAAGGAATTGGTGAAGCCGAAACCAATGTATCAAACGATATCCCAGACATCATTGCAGTAGACGTTCCTTTATTTATCCGTTTACTTGAATTCGCTAGAGAAGACGCTGGCGATGATATGGATTTACACGAGGTAGCTGAACGTGCTATCGAAGCTGTAAAAGCAAGAGGTGTATTATCAATGGACGATTATGAAACTTTAGTTCCACCTAAAGAGGAATTAGACGAAAAGATGTTAGTTCCTAAAGATAAAATTGAAAGAATGGCTCGTGATATCGCAGCTAAATTCTTTACATCAAAAGCTGATAAAGGTGAAGCTATTGAAATCTTAAAAAAAGCAGTTAGAGACGTTTATAAAAATTTAGACCCAGAAGCTGAAATTCAAGAAGTTGAAGGCTACTCAAAATACTTAAAAGACGATCCTGAATTTCCAGACGGTAAAACTAAAGGCCTTACACCAGACGTAATGAACAAAATTTTAATGAAAATTGTTCAAGACATTGACGAAACAAAACAATTAGGAGAAAACCTAAACGAGGAACTTTGCCCAAAAGGTAAAGCATACCTTAAAAAGAGAATGGCTGCTGGTGAAAAATCATCCGCCTACCTTTCAGGTCGTGCTGTTAAGGTATGTAAAGGTCAAATGAAAGGATGACACACGAACGTCTACAAGAAATAATTCAAGAATCTCTCCGCGATTGGTTCAAAAAAGAAGAGTGGGTGAGAATTGATACGGCTGGTAATATTACCGGCCCTTGTGGTACAATGAAAAAAGGCGATGCTACAACACGTTGTTTGCCTAAGAAAAAAGCTCAATCACTAACTAAAGCAGAAAGAGCTAAAACATCTCGTAAAAAAGCAGCTGCGTCTCGTAAAGGAAAACAATTTGTTTCCAATACTAACAAAGCTAAGTACAAAAAAGGTACGTATCACAAAAAATAACATATTTATCACATATACTCAATATACATTGCAATGAAAAAATCTGAATTAAAAGAAATGATCAAAGCCGCTTTCTTAGCTGAAAAAGCTGACGGCGACGTAGTAGATCCATATATGGCTGAAGGTGAAGAAGACCTCGACGAATTATTAGCTCGCCTTTCTGAAGAAACAGAATTAGACGAAATTGATGATTTTGAAGCTAATGCTAATCGTATTATGGCTAAAAATAAAGATTTAGCTGATAAAAAATCAGTAGTAAAACAAGCTGAAGAAGATTATAAAGCTGGCAAGATTTCAAATGAGGAATTTGCAAAAATTATTCAAAATAACCAATACATCAATAAAGAAGAAGTAGTAGCCGAAGCTGAAGAAGAAGAAGATGTTAAGGTTAAAGTTAAAGTAGATGCTGAAGATCTTGGAGACGAAATAGATGCTGCTGATACTGACTTATCTGCTGACGACGAAGAAGTAGAAACAGCTAACGATTCAATCGTAGTAGATAAGAAAATTGTTTCTTTATCTTCACTTCCTAGTGCTACAAGAAAAATCTTAGACACCCTTGAAACTTTAAGAGCTGAAGCCGAAGAGTTTGGTGACCAAAAGTTCATCACTCAGGTTGGTAATACAATTACTTTCTTTACTCGTGACTTCGTAGTTGCAGGTGATGCTCCAAACCCACAAGGTATTGAAGAAGGTGATGGTGAGCTTGATGTAAACATCGACTCAGAAAAATCAACTGCAGAAATGGAAGCTGGTTTAGGTCTTGAAGAAACTACATTCCCAATGTGGAACAAAATTAAATAATAAATAAAATCTATAAAAATGGAATCAAACGAAATCTATAAGAAAATGGCCGATTTATGGGTCGAGTTTTCAACTGAACACGCTAAATCATCAAAAGCAGCACACGGACGCGCTCGTAAAGCTTTAGGCGAAATTAAAAAACTCACTAAAGACTACAGAGCTGCTTCGATTGCTGAAGACAAAAAATAAAATGCTCAACGAAAAAAAACTTTCAAAAGCTGAATTAGCAAAACGCGAAGAGCTCATCATGAAGATGAAGCCAAACAAGCGTAACCTAGTTAAAAAATACGGTGCTGACGCTGAGAAAGTAATGTATGGTCGCGCAACTAACATGGCAAAAAAATTAGCTGAACAAGACATGGAACAGAATAAATTAAGAGAAATGGTTAAAGCTGCTTTATCCCAGCCAATCCCAGAAAAAAAAGAATTCCCTGACTTAACAGGCGATGGTAAAGTGACCAAAGCCGATATCCTTAAAGGTAGAGGTGTTATCGACGAGTTAAAGCAAGCAGTTGTTTTAACAGACAAAGACCATGATAAATTAATGAAAAACGGCTCTGTAGCTGTTAATGTAGGTGGTCAAACAATAATCGTAGCTCTTAAAGACTTTGATGTTGATTTAGAAGATGCTGATTACGAATCTTCTGAATTAGAAGAAGATATCGATTTAGGTCACCAAGACAACGAACCACACATGATCAAAGCTGAGTTATACCGTATTGGAAAATACGCTATGGAGCTTTACCAAATGTTAGATGGCTTTGAAGGTGAAGCAGAAGTTGACTTCCCAGCTTGGTGGCAAGCTAAACTCACAACAGCCATGAACAACATGGTTTCAGCTAAACATTATCTTGATTTTGAAATCAAAGAACCAGAAATCGACGCCGCAGTAAACGCTATGACAGGTGAAGAACCTGAAATGGAACCAGAAATGGAACCACAAGTAATGACTGTTGACTTAGTAGGTGACGAAGACGAAATCGAAGAAGGTTTACCTAAAGGCTTTTGGAAGAAAAAAATCAAAGGTGGTGTAGACGAAGCTGTTACTTCTGATTTTGAAGAAAGAATTGATCAGATAGTAAATCATTATTTTAAAGGAGACCAAGAAGTAAAAAACGCAGCTATAGAATATGCAAGCATTAAAGGTGCTAGAGTAATGGGTGGATTGTCTGCTACAGCTTCTCTCTTTAAAGACTTCTATAACAAATATAGTGATGAAGTAGCCAATCAAGCTATGGAAGTAATTGATATGGCTGACGATGATGTATACTTCGAAGGAAAAGAAACAGCTGAATTAGACGAATCATTCGCTAAGCTTGTTAGTAAATTAGAAAAGCAAGGTAAATCTAAAAAAGCAGCAACTGCTATCGCTGGTGCAGTTGCATCATATAAAGCAAAAGGTGGTGGTAAAGGCCCAACTAAAAAACAACAAGCTAGATAATGAAAAAATCGGAACTAAGAGAAAAAATTAAACTTTTAGTCAAAACGGTTTATGGTGAGAAAAAGCTTGTAGACATTACAGCTGAAAAATACGACGAACTCACCAAATTCCCAGAACTAAAGGACATCATTGTAGACCTACTCGGTCCACAATTCGATGTTTTCTTAGCTTCAATTGATTGGGTAGCTCCCAAACCAACTACATTCCGCATCAACCTTAAAAACGGTGAAAACTTTTATTTAGTATACAATACTAGAAGTTGGATTGCTGAAGTAGAAGGTAAAAAATATTATTTACTCAATCTAAATGAACAAGAAAATTGTGAACAAGCAATTTCTCGTATTTTGAGACATGGTGCCCCTAACATTATGGGTGAACAAGATGAAGCTTCATATTCAACAGGTGGTGGAGGTTCCTTCCCAGGTAGTGATAGTGGAGGTGGTTCTGAAGCTGCTGCACCTGGAGGCGGTGATACTGCTGGAGGTGGTGGAGCTGAAGAAGTAGATGTAACAGTAGATACAGAAGTTTAATGGACGTTTTTGATAAATTCTTTCGTAAGTTCGCTTACAAATTCGATAAAGGATATCCTGACATGAAAAATGAACAGGATATTCTTTTACTTGAATCACTATTAAGCAAAATCCTAGGAGAAGAAGTAACAATTGAAGAAACAGCTTTGTCCCCCACCGAATTAAGTAAAGACGCAACCTTACCAGGTGGTGTTAAAACCCCAAGAATTGAAATTCTAATAAAAAAGATTCAAAATGATGAAGAATTAGAATTAAATTCTGGAGAAACATTTATAGTTGATAATAAAGAAGAAGTTATTGGTCAATTAGAAGGTAAAACTCAAATTACTACCCCTATTACTTTAGTAGATAAAGATGGTAATAAAATCACTACATCTAACTTAAAGAAAACTGCTGAATTTGGTGGAGGTGGGGGTATGAGAGGTGGAGCTGAATTAACTGCTAAAGCAGAATCAGCCCAAGCCATAGCTAATGCTATTAGATATTCATCATCAGGAAATATTACTGAAGAAGATATTACAGAAAAATCAATTCAAGGCTCAAAATCTAAAACAGATGTTACTGACTTTGAAGGAGCTGCTGAATTATTACTTACTAATCCAGGATGGTTAACTTCAAGTGTTAGTATAGCAAATACTCTAGCTTCAGCCTATAGTGGTCCTTTTATCCAACATAGAGGATCTGAATGGGTTAAGAACTTAGAATCAGCAGTTAAACCTAAACTAAAAGAAGTAGGTATAAGTGATATTAACAAATGGAGCCCAGCTGACATTTGGATGGTATCACCTGATGAGATGAACATTACATGGCCTGATACTCTAGAAGAAATAAATTCTTTATTATTAAGTAAATATAATGAAGGTAAAATAATTGGAGTATCACTTAAAAAAGCAGGCAAAAATGCTTCTTTAAAGGTATTTAACGATCCCCAAGCAGAAACAAGTAGATATGAATACAAAGGTATAGATCCTAGAGCTAATGCTGCTAAAACCTATGTTTTATTTGATGATGCTGCTATTGAATTTAGAAACTTTAGTGGTTTAACTGGATTTATGGGTGAGATTATAGGTAAAAAAGCTGCTGGAGGTAAAGTAGGATATTCTATGATTAAAAAAGCATTAAGCGATAATGATATTCAACTTACCCCACCAGAAGAAATTAAAACTCAAGTAATTAACGACGATCCCGAATTTAAAGCTAGATTTAAAAAATTATGGGATTCAACTGAAGGTTTGGATAGTGCTGATTTTGAAATAAATTATGACAATCCTAAAAAAACACCTAACCAAAACTTACTTTACAGAGTATCAAAATACTTAGCCTTAGAAGTAGTTAATTCTATAGCTAATTCAGATGACCCTGAAGAAATTGTTAATGATTTAATTAACTATGCTTCATCAAGCACTAATGATAGTGCAGTATTTGTTAAAGCCTCTTAATATTTATAGATATGTGTAGCTGTGGATGTGGAACTTGTAGTGCTTCAAAGCCTGTAGTGTTAAACGAAAGTTTAGCACCAAAAGAAATCCTTTCTGAAGGATTAAAATATCACTTAGATAACGCACGACCTCTTACAGAGCACGTATACCGTGCAGGTTCGGATAAGTATTTCAATTTATGGGCTGAAGCCCGCGCACTTTACACTCGTAATATTATTGAGGTGCAAGGTGATGATTTAGAGGTATTAACTGAAACAGATCTCGGCCATTTTGCATTAGTTGAAGGTGTTCAAGTTCCTTTAGATTTTCCTATGGAACTTACAGAAGCAGAAATCAACGAAGAAGAAAAGAAAAAAATTGGTAAACCAATGCGCTCTGCTTCAGGTGGCAAAGCTTATAAAGTATATGTTCGCGACCCTAAAACCAAGAAAATTAAAACTGTACGTTTTGGTTCAGGTGGTTTAAGAGCAAAAATCAATAACCCAAAAGCACGTAAAGCATTTGCTGCACGTCACAATTGTGCTCAAAAGAAAGATAAAACTAAAGCTTCATACTGGAGCTGTAGATTACCACGTTATGCAAAATTACTCGGACTCAAATCAAACTTCTCAGGTTTCTGGTGATAAACCATATGTTGATATAGAAATCAACAACAAATACATCATTAGAGAATTTTTCCAAGACATTGACCCAATCGAGTTAATGTGGCATCGCGATGATGAAGACCGCACCCTTGAAATTCTAAGAGAAACAGATTGGAAATTCCAATTTGACAATTCCTTGCCTATTCCATTTGAAGGTCATATATTTATACCACGTCACGAGTGGCACAGAGTAATAAAAGGCACAGGCAACCTATTACTCAAAATACATTTAGACTGATTCATAGCCAGTCGATTCAAGTTAAATTTTCTGGGAGCTGTGGCCCCAATAACTTGATCTCCTAACATATCATTCGTATATTTAGGGGTTAAAAATTAAAAGTAAATGATGGAAAAAATCGTAATCGTAGGTGCTGGTGTGGCAGGCGTCAATGCTGCTACTAAACTAGTAGACAATGGTTATCCAGGTGAACTTATTACAATCATCGATATGGGTAAAGACCCATACAACCGAAAATATTCTGAAGTAATGGAAGGATTTTTGGGTGCTGGTGGTTGGAGTGATGGTAAATTAACTTACCACACTGCTATCGGGGGTCATATGTCTAAGTATTGTGGGGAAGAAAAGGCAATGGAATTGTTTAATCAAGTGATTGAAAACTTTAAACGTTTCCATCCTAAACCAGAGGAAGTACAATGTTCAAATCCTGAAGCAGAACCAGATTTTATTAAACCCTACTTCGGTTTGCGCTTATTTCCTGTATGGCACGTTGGTACAGATTATCTACATGAGATTGGTAAAAATTGGTACGATTATTTGGTGTCAAAAGGTGTAAATTTTGAATGGGAAACTAAAGTTGTATCAATTAGCTTTGAAGAACAAAGTTTTGAAGCACTTGATGTTTATCAACTTGACCAACCTTATGCTAATACACGAGTTGGCAAATACGATCGTTTGATGTTTGCTGTTGGCAAATCAGGTATTGACTTTGGTAAAGAATTAGCTGATGAATATTCATTCCCAACTGAACCAAAACCAGTACAAATTGGTGTTCGATTTGAAGCACCACAAGAACACTTCCAAAAACTAATCGATATTAGTTATGACTTCAAACTCTATCGCAAATTCGAGGATGAAGGAGTTTCATTACGTTCATTCTGTACTAATAACAATGCTGCTTATGTAGCTGTTGAAGAAACATATGGCAACCATTCCTACAATGGTCACGCTAAAAAAGATGAAGCGTTTAGAAACAATATGACCAATTTTGGTATCTTGATGGAAATCAATGGTATCGAAGAGCCATTCAAATGGGCACGTGAAGTAGTTCAAAAACTCCAATTCAATGGTACTGGTTTATATTATTCACCTACTCGTATTCCATCAACAACATCTGAAGGTGAAAATGTTAGTTCATACCAAATCGAAAATTTAAGTGGTGTAGAGGTCGTAATGGGTGAATATTGGACTTATATTATGGACTTTATTGAGGATATGAAAAAAGTATTCCCAACACTCGAAGACGATTGGGGAATTTATATCCCAGAGGTTAAATATCTCTCACCTGAACCACTTGTAGACTATAAAAATTTAGCATTAGCTCAATTCAATAATGTTCACTTTGTGGGTGATGCACTTTCAGCTCGTGGTATTACAGTTTCAGGAGCACAAGGTACATATGTTGCTGAAGATATTCTAGAGCGATTTTGCACTGTAAAAAATGGTTCGTATATTTGCGAATGGGATAATATAC